CCTCGGTGCTCAATCAAAAGTATCACACAATTAACAGGAGAAAAACAACGTCTGAAGAAAAAAAAGTAACGGATTCGGTATGAGAAACTCCCGCTTTAACATTGCCAAGAAAAGAATTATGTAACATGGAAAAGGATAGATCAAAAGGTATCCCCTGCCCAGAATGCGGATGTCGTCACCACTGGACAAAATATACCCGAAGGCGAGCAGGTGGGCGGGTGGTACGACGTAGAGTTTGCCGAAATTGCGGGCGATCTTTTATGACTTCCGAAATGAAACCAAAGTAAAGGATTTTTGAAATTAACTGGGTATAAACCAGAAACGAAAAAAAAATGACTACTGCTATTTACAAGGATATTGAGGCCCCCCCATCTGTT